ACCAGGAATAACTGAACACTGAACCACCGAAGCACTGGCGGGGTGGGCGATAGCTCACCCCTTACTTTGTAAAGGAGGCAGAGCCGTGGAAGATACGCCACCGCAGAAAGACTTTGAACCTTTCCGCATCAAAGAAAAGGTCGGAGACATGATGAAGTATGGAATGCCGATCACCTACGGATTCAGCCGGAGGAACAAGGAACTGGCGGACGAAATACGCCGCAGTATGCTGACCATGTACCGCCTGACCGTGAAGATTGAAAAGAAATACTTCAAGAAGACCACGACCCAAGACCTCGACGAAGAACTGGCCGTGCTGCGGCATTTGATACGGATGGCCGCCGACAAAGATTACAGCGGCCCCAAATATGCCCCACCCCTTACGCGGCACCAAGAAGAAGTATGGAGCCGCATGAACGATGAAATCGGCCGAATGATCGGAGGCTATATCAAGAGCCTACCGAAATAGGTCGTTCTCATACCAACGGGAACGCGCCAAATGTAGCGTTGCCCCTATCGCGGTGCGTACTGGAACAATGGCGGCAACGCTGGCGTTTTCAACGTCAACCTGAACAACCCGCGCTCGAATTCCAACAGCAACATCGGGGGTCGTTCCGCTTTTCGCCAACAGCACACGGTGCAGACCTGCACTTGATACGAGGGCCGCCGCCCCAGGGCGACGGTCGATGTGCCAGGCCAAAAGGGGCGCGTTTCTATTCCTGGGCCGACAGCCCAGGAGAAAATCTGAATTGCTGCGGAGACGGAAACGTCACACGCAGCGCCGGTGAATACAAAACCTTTATGGACTATATGACCGACGGCAAGGCCGTCGAGATACGAACCGAGGACGGCCGGGTGGTAGTAGGCCCAGGCGCCCTGGAACTAATCAGCAGCTGGGAGTGGCTGCAGGAAGCCAACCGCAACGCCCGCCGGGGCAAGAGAACACGACCCAGCATTATGCAGTATCAGGATGACCTGGAACACAACCTGATCCAGACCGGCGAGGAAATGCGTGCCGGAACCTACCGCACCGGGCCTTACAGGCGGCTGTGGGTATACATACCAAAGCGCCGCCTGGTAATGGCGCTGGACTACCGAGACCGGGTCGTGCAATGGAGCGTTTACCAGCTTCTTTATCCCTACTTTGACCGACGGATGATCGAGGACAGCTATGCGTGCCGGAGAGGCAAAGGCAGCCACAAGGCCGTGGCCCGCCTACAATACTGGCTGCGCCAGATAGACCGCAAGCCAAACGGAAAAGAATGGTACTACCTAAAAATAGATGTATCCAAATACTTCTATCGCGTAGACCACGACGTCCTGCTGCGGATTTTGCGCCGCCATATAGCAGACCCCGGACTGCTGGACTTGCTGGCCGGAATCATAAACAACCCGGATGAACCGTTCGGCCTGCCGCCAGGCATGAAGCCGGAGGATGCAGACTTCGAGGCGTGGCTCTACGACGTAGGAATGCCCATCGGAAATCTGCCGTCGCAGCTATTCGGAAACGTAGTTCTGAACGAACTTGACCAGTTTGTGAAGCACCGCCTCAAGGCGCGGAAATACGAGCGCTACATGGACGACGGCCTGTTCTTGAGCGACAGCAAGGAAACCCTGAACGCCTGGAAGCAAGCCGTGGGCGACTACCTGCGCCAAGAATTGCACTTAGACCTGAACGACAAAACGGCCATACGCCCCGTGACGATGGGCATTGAATTTGTGGGCCGCCGGGTCTGGGCTACCCACAGCAGGCTGCGGAAAAGCACCGTCCGGCGCTTAAAGAACGAAGTGCATGGGATATGCCGCCAGATGGCAGCGGGAACGCTGAGCAAGGCGGGCTTTGAACGGCGCTGCGCCAGCATACGAGGAATGCTCGACAGCTGCGAGTGTGCCAGCCTACGCTGGCGACTGAATGAAATCTACCTAAATAATTTAGGAGGCAAACAACAAAATGACCCCGCCCTCCCCTTTGGATGAGCCGTTTCTGACAGACCGGCTGTGCTACATCATAGCCGAGCAGAACGAAATCATCAAAGAACAAGCCAACACAATCGCACAGCTCGACGCCATCAACCCGATGGCCGAACGGATCCGCGAGGTGGATGTTTTGAACCGCGAGATGTGCAAAGACCTTTTTGATTAAGGAGGAAACAGACAATGGCGAAAATTTACGGCATTGACGCCAGCCACCACCAGGGAACTATTAACTGGAAGCAGACCGCCAGCGAACTGCGGCGCGTGAACGGAGGGACAAGCCCCGGCTTTGCGATCCTGCGCGTCGGTTACAGCGCCCGCCACGGCAAAGGCGGCCTGTGGATGGACAGCCAGTGGACGAAGAACGTCGAGGGCTGCGAGGCTTACGGCGTACCGATGGGCGTCTATGTATACAGCTATGATACCTCCCCGGAGGCAGCAGCCATCACGGCCCGCCAGGTCGTGAACCAGCTGCGCGGGCATATCTGGGATTACCCGATCTATCTCGACGTGGAGTATGTGCCTTACAACACCGGCAAGGACGGCAGCGGCCGAAGCCGGACGCAGGTCAAGGCGGACAACACCGCGATCATCAAGGCGGCGCTGGATGTTTTCGAGAAAGCCGGTTACTATGCGGCGGTCTACTGCAGCCGGGACTTCTTCCTCAACTATACGAACCTGGGCAACCTTGCCGGCTTTGATAAGTGGGAGGCAGCCTATACCAGAAGCGACACTGCAGCCGTGGAAAACGGCCTGTGGCAGTATAGCAGCAGGAACGCCCTGGGCATTGCCGGGTTCGGCAGCCGCCTGGACTGCGACGTGAGCTACAAGGACTACCCCGACATCATGAAGCGCTGTGGCCTGAACGGCTACATCAAGACGCCCGCCAGCAGCACCGGCAATACAAACGGCGAAAAGCTGCAGACGCCGACCGTCGGCCCCATGAGCAAGGGCGACTTTGATCGCATCGTGAACCAGGCGGCTGCCCTGGGCAAAACCCCGACGGAATACACCGTGCGCCTGGCGCCTATGGCAACCACCCAGGCCGCCCAAATCAAGGCGACCGCAAACGAACTGGGCATCCCCTACCTGAGCGCCTGGGTGGAGGGCTGACCAATGCAGCAGTACATCTTGGCGGCGCTGCCGTCGTTGATTTCCGGCCTTATGATGGCCGTCGCCGGAGCGCTGGGCGGCTATTTTGTAGGAAAGAAGAAGACCCAGGACAAAGAGGCGCAAGCCATGAAAGACGGCGTCAAGGGGCTGCTGCGCAAAGCGACCCTGGAACTGGGTCTGCACTATTTGAAAGAGGGAGCCGTGCCGCCCTACGGTATGGAAACACTAAGAAGCTGCTTCGACCCCTACATCGTCCTGGGCGACGGCGACCCCTCGGTCGCCCACATCGTCCACAAATGCGAAAACCTGCCCGTGAGATCGGGCAGCGAAGACTAAGGAGGAACCCACCATGAAAATCAACCTGACCGTCCGCGCAAAGAACCCCCTGTTCTGGGTGCAGATCGCCCTGGCCATCGTGACCCCTATCCTGGCATACTTCGGCCTGACCGCCGCCGACATAACCAGCTGGCCCGCCCTGGGCAGCCTGATCGTTCAGGCAGTGTCTAACCCCTACGTTTTGTGCCTGGCAGCCGTGAGCGTCTGGAACGCTTTGCAGGATCCGACCACCCCCGGCCTGAGCGACAGCACCCGCGCCCTGGGCTACACGACCCCCGGCGGCAAGAATTGACACATTGACGCCAGCGCCCCGCAAAGCGCCAGCGTGAGCGCATAAACAGCCAACAGCAAGCAAGACCCCGCCCATTCGGTAGACCCGAAACGGCGGGGTCTTTTTTCCGTTGGAAAAAACAGCGCAAAAGAAAAGGCCCCAGCCAAGACGGCCAGGGCGGTGGATATGTAGGTTATAAAGCCGGACGGTCGGCGTCGTTCAGGCGCAGCAGCCGCCGGGCCGTTTCTTCGTCAACGAAGTTCGTCCAGCCCGCGCGGCACAGCTCGACGGCAGCCTCGCGCAGCGTAAGGCGACCGGCCAGAACATCGACCCGGAGCGAATCCAGGATGTTTTTTATGGGCAGCATAAAATGACCCCCTCCCCTTATTTTTTATCCTCTCCGTCAACGACGAAGTGGAAACCCTCCGTCAAGAGGGTGGTGCCGTACCGACCGGCGACAATGACGTTTCGGCGGCCCAGGTATTCCGCCGGGAGTTCGCCCCTGGCAATACTATCGAGGTTCCAGG